AGAGAGTGTGTTGCATGGGGCGAATCCCTTGTATCGGAGGCTCGGTGGCCTGCGGGTAAGGGGCTCGCGGCCCTCAGAATATTCATTGCGCCGCAACGCGGGCATTTGATGGTGAGCCGGACGTATTCGCCGGCGCCGAGTTTGCGGTTACAGCTTCCGCATCGGATGTCCTGCATGGGGTGATTCCTGCCTGTGCTAGGATGCCGGCGCCTCTCGAGAGGTGTCGCGGCCCTGGCCAATCCTGCAGGTCTGCTCTGCTGGTGCGGGGCGTGCACGATGTTCCTGCATCGCGCACGTCGCCGCGTCCTTTCCTTCCTATGTCGCGTTACGCGACGATCTCGCCGCCGGCCAGCATGTAGCGGTCAGTCGAGCCGTACATCATCGACCCGTCCGCATTCGCGGCATCACCTTCGGGCTTCGGTTCCACCAGTCGTCGCTGGATATACGCGAACGCACCCTCGTCGGCTTCTGGCATGCCCGACACGAAAATCGTTACACCGCCCTGCAGCGCCAACTTTCCTGACTTGAACGTAGCTTCCGACACGTAGCTCTGTACCGTTCCGCTCGTGTACTTCGATGCTGCATCGATCGAGACGTTGCTGACGACGTGGTAGGCCGCTTGCGCGCCGGTCGATTCGAGCACGATGTCTTTCTTGATTGCCATTTTCTGTTTCTTCCTATGTGAATTGGGCAGGCGCCCAGAGAGGTGAAATTGCGCTCGCGGTCGCTATTCAAAACGGAAAAGCGGGCCACTGGACTTCCGGGAATCCTTGCTTCCCGGTCAAGTCACGAAGCTCGCGGCGATATGCGAGCAGCGTGCGGTACTGCGCTTCGGTCAGCGTTGTCCCGATACCTTCTTCGACCTGGTCTCGGTGCCGTGCGACGATGCCGTCGGTTTGTTCCAGTAGACGGTTGCGCTTGTTTGTTGCTACCTCGATGCGTTCTTCGATGGGCCGCGGAGGATGATCAACGAAAGCTGGACGTCCTCGGACACAGAGCGCCATGCAGCGGCCCTGCGATTGACCATCGAGAAGTTCGGCGTGGTCGCTGTCGCTGATCTTGATCGCACTGACCGGAATCGATTCCCGGGAGTGGACCTGGTCGTCGTAGAAAGCGACAACTCGCCGCATGGAATCGATGTCTGCGTATTTTTGTCCCATATCACCAACCGAATGCCATCCAAAAGAAACCGTCGATCGAGCCTTGCCCCGAAGACTGAACGAAGGCTTGAAATCCGGAGTTGTTCCACCACCGCATCTGAATCCACTGGTCTGCCTGGTTGGTCCCCGAGCTGTTATGTGCGGTCGCGTTCAAACAGACGCAGGCCGACGGGAATGCAACCGGGAAATTGATCACCGGCGGGTTGCCTTCAGCCATACCCCCGCCGAGGTATCCCCACTGGATCATGAATCCGCTGTTGTGTTGCCACGCCCCGTTTCCGTTGCGGTTGAACATGATCGAACCACCGCCGCCGAACATGTTGTTGAGCCACTGGCCGGCCCATGGCAACCAAATGTTCCCGTCGTTCTGGATCGTCGCTCCGCCGATGTGCAGCGTGCCGTTGTCCTCGAAGAACGCGGGCACTGCGTTGTACGCGCTGTTGATGAGTTCGATTCCGCCACCACGCCGCGCGCGGAGGAACGTCTGCCAACCATCTGCCGAGCGCAATCCGAAGTCTGCATCCCACCCGTCGCGCGAAAGATAAAGCCGCCCGTTCATGGTGTCGCCGCTGCGATTGATCTTCGCGTTCGGATCGAAGTTGCCGGTGTCCCATGGCGTTAGGCCGGCCCAGTTCGGCCGCGCCCGCGGGAAGCTGACGGTGCCGTTATCCTGAACCACCATATTCGCGGCAGTGTTCGCGGCGTTCGTGATCATCAATTGCCGACTGGACGCCTGCGCCTGGATGCGCGGGGCGTAGCCGTTTGCATTGATGACGAGCTGAGAACCATAGTCGCCGGCCCCGTACAGCGTCACGGTTGCATTGACTTGACCGCCGGCGTTCTTGTCGAGCGGCGTGACATTCATGCTGTCCCACGGAATTGCGCCGGCCCATGTCGGACGCTTCACGAAACTGGCAACCTGCGAGGCGCGCGGAATATCCAGTATGCGACGCTGCGTGACGCCGTCATCGTCAAACGCGCTGAGTGCGAAATCGTCGGTATCGGATTTGCCGATCGTCCAGCGGTTTTTTCCGCCGTTCTTGAGATAGATCGTGCTCCAACCGGCCCCGCTGTCGATGATCGCGGCGGCGGAATACAGCGCGCCGGACAGCTTCGCGGCCCCGGCGATTTGGAGCTTGTTCGCGCCGTCGTCGGCCGCTGTCCCGATCAGGACGTTGCCGGCCCCGCTGATACGCGCGCGCTCGGTCCCGCCCGTGCTGAACGTGACTGCGCCCGCGCCGACCGTGGCGCTGCCGTAAAAGCCGATGTTCGGCCCGTTGGTGCCCTTGTAGATTCCGAGTAGGCCCGAATCGCCTGCGCCCTGACCGTTGATGAAGTAGTTTGCCGCGCGCATGCTGCCGGACACCTGCATCGCGTTCGAACTGTCGTCGGCGGTCGGGCCGATCAGTACCCGTCCGCTGTTCGGCGCTAGCGCGATGCTCTGGATCGCGTTGCTGTTGCTCTGACGCGCGACGTTGATCCACGGGACGCCCGATGTCCACCCGTCTGTGACGGCGCGCCCCTGGAAAATCCCGTCGCCGGCCTTGAAGTCCCACACCTTCATGTCGGCCGCTGATGTAGCCGATTTGAAGATGATGGTGCCCCCGCCGTTGTTGCCAAGTAGTACTCCGGATCCCATTGCGGCGAGTCCGTTTCCGGGTGCCGCGCCCGTGAATGACGCGGCGCCGCCGACCTGCAGCGCGCTGTAGAAGTCGTCGGGCGTGTCGCCGATCAGCACACGGTTCGTCGCGCCCGCAACGAAGCGCATCGTTTCCTTCGCATTGTTAGCGACAGCAAACACGCCATCCGAAATATGGAAGAAACCCGTGTCAGGTGCGCCGTCGTTCACGAACGAAATGCCAGGTTTGCTCACGGTGCCTTCGGCGGCCAGAATCTGTCCGGCCATCGTGAAACCGGTCGTTTGTGCCGGGTTCGGCAGATTCCCCGCGTGCCACACATCGTTTCCATTGACGTGCAGATTCTTCCGCGTGAAGTTGAGCGCGAACATGGCGCCATTCGCCGGGAGGTAGAACCCCGCTTCCGACGCGTTACCAAAGAAGTACCCGCCACTCGGACCGAGGATCATGCGCGCCTCGTTGGTGCCGTTGCTGACGTTGAGCATGCCCTTGACGGCCAGTTGGCCGCCGACAAACGTTCCGGCGCCCGTGTCGTCCAGCATCACTGCACCCGTTACGACGTCGACGGTCAGCGGACGAAAGCCGTTCCACGATGCCCCTGGATCGCTCGTGTTCGTCAGCAGGACATAGAACTTCGAGCCGTCGTTGCGTAGCAGTACGTCGCGGCCGTTACGCAGCCGGATGTTCGCCCCGCCAGCGTCGAGTCCCGAACTGGTGATGCCGCCGGAGAACGTGCCGTTACCCGCGACCTGAAACGCGTTCGTGCCGTCGTCATCGCGATTGCCGACCAGAACCCGGCCGCCGTGCGTGATCCGCATCGCGCGAACCTGGTTCGTGTCGCTGTTCGAATCGTTGGGCGTTCGATTGATCCAGAAGTCCAGGTATTCGCGGCCCCACGTGCCGCCGTCGTAACCGGCGCGAATCGACGCGATGAGGCGTGCGTTGGTGTCCGCCGTGCCCGCCGCAAACGTACCGTGAAAGCGGATCTTCGCCCCACGGTTCAGGGCGCCAGATGCGGCCGCGACGGCGAGCTGCGCGTCCTGGTCGGTCGACGTCGATGTGATGCTGACGGGGCCGGTGAGCTGTGGGCGCACGAGCGGCGCATACCGCGCGGCTGCGGTCTTCGGCGTCACGGCGCGCGTGTCGTCCGCGCCGGCGTCGACCTCTGCCTGCGTCGCCAGCTCGACGACGCCCTTGCGCTCGGTGGTCGCCGGCGGATTGAGGAACGATGTCGGCCCGAAAACCAGCTTCGACACATCGATCGAGGCGAACACGGTATCGGCGGCCAGTAGCAGCATCGACGCCGAAGCCTTTTCGAGGATCGGATCGTTTTGCACGTAGACGCCAAACAGCACGCCGTTGTCCAGGTACAGCCCGAAACCGTACAGCTTGTACTGGTCCGCGCTGTCGTCCTGGATCACGATGTGGATCGTGTCTTTCGCAACGGTATCGCCGCCGAACGTCGTGATGCGCTTCAGCTCGCTCGGCAGCGCAGTCATGTCCGGTTTGAACACGAACGCCGCCGTGGCGAGGCCAATCTGCGTGACCTGGTGCGCGGTCGTCCCGGTGTTGCCGGGCGCCACCAGTGCGGCGCGGCCGGCGTCCGTGATGTAGATGAGGTTTCCAGCCATGTTGGTTAGTCCGTGAGAGAGAGGCGGCGATAGACGGCCGCGCGCACGCCGCATGCAACGCCGATCGAGCCGTGCATGCTGAAGCCCTGCGTGAAGGTGTAGTGGGCGGTCCCGCGCTTCGCGCGATCGACCTCAGCTCGGATGTCGTTGACGTACTGCGCCGTGGCCCGTATGCCGTCACGCGCGCCGACCGTCATCACGATCTCGAACGTGCCTGGTACGCCGCGCGGCTTCATCTCGAACCACTCGCGCATCATCACGTTCGCGCCGAACGACGCGCAGACGTCGCGCACGGCGTCGGCCGTGCCCTTTTTGCGGGCGATCCGGATCGCGGATTTCACGCGTGCGCGCTTCACCTGCTCCGGCCATTCGTCGCGCCAGGTGTCGACGCCCATGTGCCAGGCGAGCCAGGGCAGGAAGCGCAGCGGGATTCGATCCGGGTCCATCAGCGTGTCGATCTCGACTGGAATGTCGAGCACGTCCGCGTTGGCTTCGGCCAGGCGCCGCTCGAGCACGGTCGCGTTCGGCGGCAGCAGGGAGAGGGCCGGCTTAGTCATCGGCCACCCCGCCATCCTTCAACTCGATACCCGTGCAATACGGCGCCTGGTCGATCGCGATCGGCACGCCTTCGGCCGGCGTGTCGAGCAGCACCTTCTGGACGCCGGCGACGCGCATCGACGCGTACAGACCGTCCAATGTGACCTCGGAACCCGGTCGATGCATCGAGTCGGTGAATTGCTGCGTCTTCTTCAGCGATTCCGCGAGCGCGACCGCGCGATCCGGGCCGTTGAAGAATCGCAGCGTCGCGCGGACCGCGTACCGGACAATCTTCGCGCTCTGCACGATGACCTCGTCCGCCTGCGGCCGCTTCTTTTCCAGCGCCTTCTTTACGATGTCGATCAGCTCCTGGCTGGCCGTGCCGTCGCCTTCGCGGGACAGGATCGTGACGATCATCACGCATGGCGACGGGCTGTAGGCGGTGGCCGCTTTCACGCGCCCGTCAGCGGCGCGTGCATGGAACACGTACGCATCGTCGGGGCCAGCGACTGAGAAACCGCGCGGCGCGAGCTGGATGCGCTCGCGCAGGCTGTCGTCGTCCTCGTAGACAGGATCAATGCCCTGGTCGGGGACACCCGGCGAGATCAGCAGGCGGTCGACGTCGAAGAGGGCGCCGATGTGCTCGAGCGTCTTGCCTTTCGCGTAGGCGAGCAGGATGCCGCGCGCTTTCTCGTTCATGAGTGCGAGCAGCAGCATCTTTTCGTACGCGCCTTCCTGCAGCAGCTTCACCATCGGCTCCGATTCGAGCTCGAGTGTGGCCGCGATCTCGTCCTGCTGTTCCTTCGGGTAGAGGGAAATGAAGCGCGTCTTCTTCTCGGCCAGGATCGTTTCGTAGTCGAGTTCGTCGACGATGTCCGGGGCCGGGAGCTGCGACAGGTCGATGGGCGTGGTTCTCATGCCGCACCTCGACCGTTCGTCGCCGGCAGGCGCATGGAGAAGGGCGAGCCGGCGCGCGGGCCGTCCGTGCGCTCGCCTTGCAGCTCGAGCACA